AACACTTTTTACAACATCGACCATAAACTTTTCAAGATTCTTGACTTTCCAATCAACTTCGTATCCTTGAAGGAATTTTTGGAAGAAATATAGTTCTTTCTTATCGAGAACTTTCTCCGGGCTGAGGAAGCTCAATAGCACGTAACGCTGGCCAGGGATTTCAGCGTCTTCATCAAGAAAGTCTTCGACTACGGTGGGGGCATTTTTATCACTCATTTCTGTCTATCGTTTCTGAGTATTCAAGCTTTAAACTCGTATTCATTGAGTACAATTTTTTTTATCGTGTGAGTTTTTTTCTAAGGTTTGAATATAGAAATGATGGGCTACGGATTTGCTGAAATTGTCAATCGTGTTATCAAGTATTTAATTGAAGGTCTAGTGATTGCTGCCGCTGCTATCTTCATCCCTAAGAAGTCTCTTCCTCTCGATGAAGTCGCGACCCTCGCCGTCCTCGCGGCCGTCGTCTTCGCCATCCTCGATGCCGTCTCGCCAAGTGTTGGTGTTACGGCCCGCCAAGGAGCTGGCTTCGGACTCGGCGCAAATCTCGTTGGCTTCCCGCGTATGTAAGAAATCACCCATTTTACTAACTGACGACCTCGTGATGTGTATTTACTAAAAACAGGATATATAGGGGGGTGTTAACCTTTATTAATTAATACAAATACCATAATTTGAGACTTTTTAGAGTTCCAAATTTTGAGAATTTATAATTTTATAGTTAATTAAAGTATTAATCTAATTAATATAGTAATTATTATAATTACAAATATTAATTAATTTGAAGTAATAAATGTTTGATGTTTCTTATTTTCTTCGTGGCGTTTCTTTTGATAGTTCTGATATGAACCACCGCATACGCATTGTACTATAGCTTTATCATATGTGATTCTGGCTTGTTTTTGTTCTTCTCGAGCTTGTTTCTTTTTCTCTTTTTCTTCTGCGATTTTATCTGCATTCTGCTCTTTCATCTTTTGAGCGGATTTTTGTTTCATTTTTCTTATTCTTTCTTTGTTTTCCTCTTTATTGTTGTATTCTTTCCAATATGCCGCATTTTTCTCTTTATTTTCTTCATTATATTTCTTTTTAGCTTCTTTTACTTGTTCTGGATGTTCTTTGGCATATTGTTTGGTATATTCTCTGCGTTTTTCGGCATTATCTAAACGATATTGTGCCTGATATGAATCTACTTTTTCCCTATTTTGTTCATTGTATTCACGATGGCTTTCAATAATAGTTTCTTTATTGGCCTCATAATATTTTTTTATATTTTCTTTAGCTTTATCCTTATTTAGCGTATAATAAAGTCTGTCATACTCTTTTTTGTCATCATCTGATTGAAATGCTCTAAATGTATTTAAACAATATCTATCAGATAATGAAAACTGAATATAGTAATCTTCTCTTTTTCTTAATTCTCCTTTTGTGTTACACGGATAATTTTCAATAAGTTCAATATTAATATCTGTTATTGGCAATGAATTAAAGTATGTATAATTTCCACCATTAGTATTTTTTTTTATAGTATATTTATGACTACTAAATCTTTTTATCAATGATGTAGTTGTTGAACCTATATAATAATGTCCATCTTTACATGTTAATTTATATATTTTTCCATCTTGATATGTATTATCAGAGTCATTACTATATATAGATTCATAATCAGAATCATTATTAGATTCATAACTAATTTCATTATTTTCATCATTATCACTATTTTTATTTATAATATTCTCAATTTCTTCAATATCATTATTAAGACAAAGAAAGTCTGTATTATTTTTATTAATATGTTCTTCTTCTTTTATATTAAGTTCATTTTTATTATTACAGTGATAATCTTCAACTAATTCAATATGAACTTTATCCCATCCAATTGTATTAATATGTTCATATACACGTAATATATTTTTTTTTGATAAATTTTTATGATTATTAAATCTATGATTTAATTTTTGTGTAGTTGAACCAATATAATAATGGCCATCATCACATACGAGTTTATATATTTTACTATTATTATACTTATTACTCATTCTTACTATCCTACTCTATCTTTAAAAGTTTAATCTAGTTTTTTTAGACCCGGGGGGTCGGTCAATTTTATATGATTCTACATTAATTCCCTAGACCGTGCGAATGTATTGCCAGCTCATTTCTTCACATATTTTTTCCCACGTCTTATCTTGTAGATAGAGTTTATCTCGATTTTTGAGCAAAGGGAAACAGGCCAAATATTCATCCATTTCTAGCAGCTCACAGAACTTGTACAAGATATAGCCATATGATAAGAAGTTTCTGCGTCCAGCTGGGCGATGTTTTTTAAAGGAGGGTTGAATTTCACGAAACATATGACGTAGCTTCTCTTCATCTTCACGAGACATAAATGGCGCATTTTGACCATTGAGACGATTAATAATATGAGGTATATGTTCATAATATTTTGAGGCTTTCATCTTTCGTAGAATTTCACGAAGTTTTGTTGGCTTTAAAGATGACATATTTGTTATGCGCTCTTTTTTGAGTTGTATCAAAATTGTATCATAGATTTCATTAGGAATTTCAGTTGATTCCTTGGCTTGGAATTGGGCGAGCCATTCGTTGAAATGATTGATCTTTTTGTATGCATAGTAACAAACCTCACGCGGTGGATCCTTATAACTCGGTTTATCACTATCAACTAAAATAAACTCTTGCTTCCCGCACTTTGAACAAGTAAGATTGGCTTCATTAAGACACATAATCATTTCGTTACCACAGGCTTCACAGGTGGTCCAGAGGTCATCATATTCTTCAACTGTATTTCGAGCCATAGACGGGTCTTCAAGCTGAAGATAATCATTAAGAAGTTGATTTCGTTGAAGACCTTTTTGGGCTTGAGGAATGACTACGGTGTTTCTTGTTTCTTGACCTTCTCTCTGTGCCACTTCTTCAAGAATTGCCAGAATTGAACCAGGCTTTGCTTTACTACTATTTGAGGTTTTAGTTCCTTGTTGTATTTGATCTTGTATATCATAATAATTGTAAAGTATATCACCAGTTCGAAGAAAATAATCCATTAATTCTGAATCATCACCCACAGTTTTTATCTTTTTTTCAAGAGCCTCCGCTTCTCTCTCTAAACGCCATATCTCAATATCAGAAGTAGTCTCGCTAATTTTCTTTTTAAGCTGTTCTAACTTATCCTTGTAGGAATTTATGTTTTCCTTTTGGTCAATCATATTTTGGACTTTTTGGTTGTGAATAGCATCGAGCGTGGTGCGAGCTTCCGGATTAGAACGCTTTGAACTTTTTACTTTAAAAAACGCACTATCACTCATTGCTGAAATGTACTTATACGGTATGCGCACTAGGTTTTTAAACCCCCCAAAATTTCAAAAAAATGTGTTTTGCCAAAATTTTTTTCTAATAGCAAGGTATAACGAAAAATGACTGGTGGTGGCTTAATGCAACTTGTAGCTTATGGTGCGCAGGATGTTTACCTAACGGGTAATCCTCAAATTACGTTCTTCAAGGTGGTGTATCGTCGCCATACCAACTTCGCGATGGAGTCCATTGAGAACCCTTTCAATGGTGCCCCTAACTTCGGCAAGAAGGTCACGTGCACGATCCAACGCAACGGTGATTTAATCCACCGCATGTACCTCCAGGCCACGCTCCCTCAGGTACAGCTCCAGTCCACGGATGGCTCTGGTGCTCAATTCCGCTGGCTCAACTGGATCGGTCACAACATCATTGAATACGTCGAGATTGAAATCGGTGGCCAACGCATCGATAAGCAATATGGCGACTGGCTCCACATCTGGAATGAGCTCACGCAGGAGCCTGGCAAGCAAGCCGGCTACGCCAAGATGGTTGGTAACGTCCCTGAACTCACGAACCTCCTCTACCAGGGCGGCTCCACGTGCGACAATGACTGCTATGGCGGCGAGCCCCTCACGTCTGAGGTCGTCACCAGCTGTGCACCAATGTACACGCTCTACATCCCCCTCCAGTTCTGGTTCTGCCGCAACCCTGGCCTTGCCCTCCCTCTCATTGCTCTCCAGTACCACGAGGTCCGCATCAATCTCGAGTTCAACACGCTCAATAACGTCTGCTGGGACTACTCGAACTCGTCTGACCCCCACGCCATCCGCAACCGTGTTGGCCAGTGCGGTCTTGCCGCTGCCTCGCTCTACGTCGACTACATCTACCTCGACACGGATGAGCGCCGCAAGTTCGCCCAGGTCTCGCACGAGTACCTCATTGATGTTCTCCAGTTCACGGGCGGTGAGTCGATTACGTCGTCGGCCAACAAGCTCAAGCTCAACTTCAACCACCCTTGCAAGGAGCTCGTCTGGGTTGTTCAACGCGACTCGTTCGTGTCGTGCGATGACAACATCATCAACCCCTGGAAGGGCCAACAGCCATTCAACTACTCGGACTGGTGGGATCGCTCGGTACTTGAGTCTGGCTACTCCGTGACGCGTGTTGAGGGTATGGCGGGCAAGAACCCCACGATCACGGGTCTCCTCCAGCTCAACGGCCACGACCGCTTCCAAGTCCGCGATGGCAACTACTTCAACTGGGTCCAACCTTACCAACACCACACCAACATCCCTGCGGTTGGTATCAATGTGTACTCGTTTGCTCTCCAACCTGAGCAACACCAACCCAGCGGCACGTGCAACTTATCGCGTATCGATAACACGACGCTCCTCCTCACGGTCAGCAACAACGCTGTAGGCACGAACCTCAGCTCGACGGTACGCGTCTATGCGACCAACTACAACTTGCTCCGCATTATGTCGGGAATGGGGGGACTCGCGTACTCGAACTAAACACGTGTTGGTGCGATTCTTCAATTTTATTTTTCAATGGAAAAAATTGTTTACTTGTACTACTATGTAATAATATAAAAATACAATAACGTTATATTAATAATATATATTGTATTTCAATAATTAATATGTACGCGAAATATACTATATCTTTAAAATAAAATTTGAAACTTTTTTAAAATCTAATTAATGAGAATAAATAATGGAAACTTCAAACTGTAAAGCAATTATTCAAAGTGGAGAAAGAGTAGGTGAAAATTGTAAAAGAATTGGAAAAGATAATGGATATTGTATTCATCATCAAAGGCAATATCAATATGATTTATTAATTAATGAAGATAAAAAAATATGTAATATGTTCTTTAGAGGTTGTGATAATGAATTATCTGAAAATGATATAATCAATAAATATAAAAATTGTGAAACTTGTAGAGAGAAAAAAATTGGGAAATCATATAATTGTGCTCTTGAAAGTTGCACATTTAAAATTAAAAATAAAGAAGATAAATATTGTGGAAAACATATTCGTCTATTACTTAAAGATGATGAAAAAAATACTAATATTAAATATTGTAATATTGATAGAGGATGTTTTAATAAAATCATATCAGGTACTAAATGTGAAGAATGTAAAAATATTGAAAAAGATACAGTATCTAAAGAAATTACTAATTTACGTCAAAAACATAATATACAAGTAACTAAAATACCTAATAATTTAGATAAAAAACAAGAAGATAAAACAATATGTGTAGCAGAATTCTGGAGGGGCGTTCAAAAAAATGCTTATTCTAGGTCTTTATTATTTAATTTATCAGAATCTGATTTTGAAAAAATAATTATTCAACCCTGTTATTACTGTGGGTTTGTATCTAATTCAAGATTAAATGGAATTGATAGAATGAATAATAATAAGGGTTATATTCTATCAAATTGTGTTTCTTGTTGTAAAATGTGTAATATTATTAAAAATATACAACATCCTAATGAATTTCTTGATAAAATTAATATTATAAATGATTATGTATTTAGTAGTATCCAAATTAAAAAGGAGTTTATTACAAAATGGGATGGATATTTATCAAAAGCATCAAGAGAAACATATAAAAATTATAAATCACATTGTGATAGAAGAAATCTCTCATTCTTACTTACTGAAAAGGAATATGATAGCTTAATTAATGGTAAATGTTACTTATGTGGTATTGAACAAACATCAAATCATACAAATGGTATTGATAGATTTGATTCGACGATTCGTTCATATACTTTAGAAAATTCAAAAACATGCTGTGGTCATTGTAATTTAATGAAAGGGGCATTATCATATTCTGAATTTATTATGAAATGTATTCAAATTAAAAATTATAATTGTGATAGAAATATATTTAATTCTATTCCAATATATAGTTATACTAAATGTAGAAATGAGTTTTACACATCAGAGGATATTTACAATATGATGATAAATGGTAAATATATGAATTATATTGAATGGTGTAGAGAAAAAAATAAAACACCAGAATTTATTTCAGAAATGAATATTATATGTAATTTAGATGATATTACTAATGAGTCAAATAAAGAAACTATTATCACTAGTATTAAAAATGAAATGGAAAAAGAAAGATCTCGGTTATACTCTAAAGATGTATTAAACAATACTATAAATATTCAATGTACAACCCTATATTGTTATCTTACACAAGGG